TTATTGGTTGCCCAAGTTTCGCCCATGAAACCGCTGTTTTGCCGCCTGCAAATGGTGCGGAGAATGGTGGCCATAGACCTTATCGATGATTTTCTCTGACGTGCCCGTGAAGCCCGCGACTTCCCAAACAGGCACTTCGCGTTGAAGCATCCAGGTGATGCATGTGTGCTTCATGACGTGCGGCGTGACATCGTCACCGAGATCGGCAAGCACGCGGGCTCGATCCCATCCCCGGCGCTCTTTCTTGATCAGCCGACCGGCGAACTCGACGGGACCTTTGACGGTGATCCTGCGCCAGCGCTGAACGTGCGGAATCAAGTTCTCAGGAATAGGCGCAGGCGTCCGCCGCTTGTTCGTTTCAGCCTGACCCTCACCCCGCCGATAGAGGATGCCACGATCGAGATCGAACCAACCCCCATCGGAATTCACACCCCAGCGCAGGCCCAAGATGGCCTCGTGTCGTGTGCCGGTGTAGAGACCAATAAGGATGAACCGAGCGACGTGATAGACGGGCTTGAACATGCGGCCCCACTTCGCCGGCTCGCGCGTCTCGACATCCAATGCGACGGGCACGATGCCGAGCGCCCCGGCGAGCAGTCGCGCAGCCTCTGAGCGCGTCAGCCATCGCTGGCGCGACGGCGCCTTCGGAGGCAGTGTGACCGGAACAGGATAGATGAGCTTCTTTTCTTTGTACGCAAAACTGAGCGCCGCCTGGAGCGTCTCCAGCTCGCGACGCGCTGTGCCGGCGGTCACTGCTCTTCGGCCGATCTTCCCGGTTTCGCGCGATTTTCGGTAGGCACGACATGAAGTGCCATCGATCACATCGCATGTCCTATCGCCGAAGAACGCCAACAGATGCGTCATATGCCACGCGACCAGTTCCGGATGCGCCAATTCAGGCGCGCGCTGCTCGCAATAGAAGGCAATCACGTCGGCGACCTTTACTTCAGCGGGATCACCCTGCCGCCAGTCCGGCCGGTGCTTTTCCGCGAGGTAGCGCTCGAGGGCTTTTTCAGCCCCTCCACGATCATCTTCGCCGCAGCCAGTGCTGCGCTCGGTTGCTCCGTCGAGGATGACCCAGGCGGCCGGCCGGCCGGATCTTGCCTTTCTGAGATGGAGCCTGGCTCCTTTCGATTTTCTTGGCATAGCACCCTCATCTGAGTGATGTTGGCGAGCGTGGTGTAGAGCTTGCCGTTGATCCGCTCGCAGGTAAGCCTTCCTCTGTGAAACTCGCGCGCCAGGCCACTTTCCGTCATCGATCCATCGGGAAAGGCGAGCGCAGCGGCGACAGCCAGCCGAAGGGGATCGTCAAGGCTTATTGTTGAAGCGTCGATATCGCGTGCTGCCTGCATGGCTTCACCCCTTCAGCTCAAAAAACCCGAGCGCCGCCGTCACCATCGAAGCGGCCATACGATCCTCACCGTCGTGCATCGCCCTGTCCGCAAGCCTCAGCGCCTCGATCGCCTCCGCCATCGAGGTCGCCGGTTTGCCCCAGCGCTCAAGTGTGCGGAGCGGACGCTTGAATGTATTCTTCGCCAGGAGATCGCGCTCGTCATCGTCTTCCGGAGCATGGCAGTCAAAGAATGCGAGTTCGCGCCGGTAGGTGGCGATTAGGGTCAGCAAATTTGCTGACCCGGCGTCACTCAGAATAGAACAGCATGAAATATCAGGTGTTTGCTTTGTCTCTACGCTTACGCTAATATAACCCCGCATCGAAAATACCTTTCTTTGATGCACCAAAGGGCGAAGCGGGTTTCTCAGGCCGTTGCTTCGCCTTTTTCGTTTCTGCTATCGACTTTGTCTTTTCTCTCCCGAACGCTGCGCACGATCTCGGAATTCTGCGAACTCAGGTTGCGGCGCGCCTCTGCCTCAATAAAGCGTTTGAGGTCCAGAGGGATGCGCAGCTGGATTGAGACCATTTCCATTTCTTCACCCTCCGATATGTCGACTCGACACCTTTTGACTATGGGCATCTAAAATGGATGATGTCAACTCGACAGCATAGAAAACATGTCGAATCGCTACTATGGTTCGCGCTATGAACAAGAAAAAAGCGCCGCCGCCCTCAGACCTCGCCGACAAATTCATGCTCCGTCTCCCGCCAGGGATGAGAGAACAGTTGAAGGAATGGGCCAACGCGGAAGGCAGATCCATGAATGCTGAGATCATTCATCGACTGCAGCAGTCGTTCGAGCCACCCGAGCTTATGACCGGCAAGTTTCTGGATGAGAACTACCTGCTCCGACGAAAGCTGGAGGATTGGGCCGAGCTGCTCATTCAGTTAACTCCTGAGGAGATGCGGATACTGCAGGAGCGCGGCGAAATAGCGAGAAACGCGAAGACACTTCCATTAAGTTCGAAGGCGATAGCGAAGTTCACGCAGCTCCGACGCATTGGAGGTCAGCGTGTGGTATTGACCGTGCCATCGGCCAAGGATGCTTACGACGCACTATTTGACCGCACCGTAAAGGAATGAGTGCGAGCGGTTCGTCGTCCTCGGGGAGCGCGCGATGAAAACGCCCTATGTCGATGAAGCCGATCACTCTTGAGCGGATCGAGAAAATGCTCCGGATTTGCCAGGAGCTGGTCGATCGTAGAGGACCAAATTGCACTGCCGCTGCTCGAACGCCTGGAGCGCGAGCGCGAGCGATTTTATATCGCATCCAGGAGCGCCACCATGACGAAAACGTCCTATGTCGACCTGACCCTCTCACCAGAGATGAAAGTCCGCATCGCCGAATCCGCGAAGAAAAACGGCCGCTCAATGACCGACGAGATCAATGCGCTGCTCGAGTCTTTCTTGGATGGTGCGACCTTGTCGCCGGAAATGAGGGCCATTGCAGCCGAATTGGCCGATCAGATAGCCGCAGCAAGGCGCAAGTGAGCCGGCGCGACTACCGGCGAGAATAATTGCGCCAAAACCCGTTTCGGACGGGAACGGGTAAAACGTTCCAAGGCGGAACGTTTGGGGGAAGCTTATGGGACTTAGGGAAGCGTGGGATCGGTTCGTTTGGCTGATCCCTTTTGTCGTGGTTGTCACACTCGTGCTGCTCACCCTCTTTGGAAGGGAACCGTTCTGCGGATCGGGCCAGGAGAATTGCTTTCGCGAGTGGGTCTCGGCCCTCAGCGGCTGGTTTGCCGGAGTGGCCGCCTTCATCACCTTGGCCGTGTTGAGCCGGCAGATAAGCGACGGTCGGAAGCATCATCAACAGGCTCTCGACGTAACACTGCTTCGCACGGATTCGGTCGTTAATCGCGCTCGCAGCCATGCGCATGATCTGCTCGCCTCGGTCGCGAGCACAGAGTTCATTTTGAGACAGTCCCCCCTGACACAAGCCCGCGTCGACTTCGCAAGCGCTATCGTAATGAACGTACAGGGCAAGGCGATGGTAAGCGTTTTCGACCAGTTCGCAGACGAGGTCGGCAGTGCAAGCCCTTCCCTATTGTCGGAGGCTCGCAGCAGCCTGGAAACTGCCGTGATGTCGCTAAAGGTAGGGAAAACCGACCCGGAGGTTTTAGATGCGTGCGATGAGCTGATCGGAAATGCTCTGAATCGCGCGCGGGAGTTTGCAAACGACATTATCGCGACGTCCGAAGCGTTCAAGGCCTGGAGAGAGCATCTGGCCAACTAGTAATGCGCTATCTAAAACCCCGATTAGGGCGCACACATGTGACGGCCCCCGATCGCCGCGCAATGAACGTCCTGCTATCTCAACTCATAGATCGCCAATTCATCGGCACGCTCACGTATCCCCTTGAAGGACGGGTGCCGCAGCCTCCCCTCGTTCGTCCATGCGAAATATTCGATCTCGGCGACGAGCAACGGCTCGGTGAAGACGGCGCCCTTGCGCTTCAGATCGACCGCCGGCGCCTCGGTCGCAATCTCCTCGAGGAGCTTGCGCAATTCCCGCGAAAGGTCCTGCGACCAGCCGGTACCGACTCCGCCGACATAGACGAGGCCGCCGCCCCTTCTTGCCGCCAGTAATAGCCGGCCGATCCCGCCAGGCGCGGTCGACGGTTCGAAGCCGACGATCGCGAAACGGTCGCGTCGCTTGCACTTGATCTTCAGCCACCAGGGATGGCGCCCCGAACGATAGGGACGGTCGCGGTGCTTGGCGATGATGCCTTCGAGACCATGCGCGCAGGCGACGCGCAGCAGCTCGTCGCCGTCCGCATCGACTTCCTCCGAAAGCCGGATGGCGCCGTCGCCGCCGGCGACGATCGGCTCGAGCAGCCGCCGGCGTTCGCTGAGAGGCAGCCGGCGCAGATCCTGGCCGTCGAGATAGAGAATATCGAAGGCGAAGAGCACGATCTCGCCGGGCTCATGCGCGGCCGGCCGGCGGCCAAGCGCCCGCTGCAGCATGCCGAAGTCGGATCGGCCCTTGTCATCGAGCACGACCGCCTCGCCGTCGAGGATGGCCGTCGTCACGCCGAGCTGCGACGCCTCGGCGGCGATCGACGGAAAGCGATCGGTCCAGTCATAGCCGCCGCGCGTGATGATGCGGATCCGCCCGGGCTCGACATGGACGGCCAGCCGGTATCCGTCCCATTTGACCTCGAAGGCCCATTCCGGCCCCCTCGGCGGCCGATCGACAAGCATCGCGACGCATGGGTCGACGCGCGGCGGCATTGGATCCTGCGGCGTGTCTGGGGGCTGCTTCGACGAGGCTTTGGCCATTCGTGCTCTTGCCGAAGGAAAGAGCCCGTAGCGAAGGTTAATGGAGGGAAACGGGGGGCCACGGGCTCAGAGTTAAAGGCCAATAATATGGCTGTCGTCATTGTGACAGATCCGGGGGATTTGTCGATTAACCCATTGAGACTAGCGCAAAGAACCGGCCCCATTGACTTATGGGCGACCGCCAATCATATCAGCCCCATGGCGCTGGCGGGCGCCAAATCCATGGCATGCGGGACCATCAAACCCTCGACCGAGGAGGATCGCGCATGCCGGAAAAACTGAAGACACTCGCCGATTTCACCCTGTCGCATATGCACCTGAACTGCTCGCATTGCGGACGCCGCGGCCGCTACGACGTTGCGCGGCTGATCGAGGCGCATGGCGCCGAAATGCCAATCCGCGATTTCATCGACACGATCGGCCAGAGCTGCCATCGCTGGACGCATCCGGCTGACCATCAGCGCTGCGGTCTCGGCTGCGACGCCCTGATCTACATGTTCATGCCGAAGCCGGCCGCCGATGGCTACGCCGAGCAGATGGCCCAATGAAAATGAAAAACCCCCGCCGAAGCGGGGTTGAGCCGTGCCTTAGGTCTCCTGCTCCGCCCCGATCGCGTAGAAGCTCGACGGCGCGTTGAGGTTCGAATACTCCGCCGCAATCCAGGCGTCCGAGAGCGCGCTCATGCGCAGATAGGCAAAGCCGACCTTGCCCCGCCATGAGAACGACTGCGTATCGTAGCGGTCCGACCCATAGACAAGATATTGAACGGTTGAGCCGACCGCCGTGATCGTGGAGTCCGTCACCTTGTCGCCGCCATTGTAGTAGCCCCGGCGCTCTGTCGTCCCGTCATAGACGACATTGACGCGGGCCATCGTGCCGACTGCTGGGTTTTTCGTCGAGGCAAACTCCAGCGAACTGTTGCTTGCATCAAAGAACGCTCGGACACGCGCGCCACCGCTCGCAATATAGGCAACGTTGCCAACAGAAGCGCTCGCAGTCGCCAACGCCACGGCAACGCGGGTCGTTCCGTCATTGCGCGAGAGGGACACGCCGAGAGACCAGACCGTTCCGGGGGCGCTTATCGGCGCGGTGAGCCGTGCATCGGATGTGAAACTGCACGCGCCGCCACCAAGGGCGCCGTCGTACGGCTTCCATTTTTCAACGATGGAATTCTCTCCGCTCACATTGCGCAGCGTGTAGAAAAATCCGCCAGCTGGCCCGCCATCTTCGAGAATAGTGCCGCTGTTGCCGAACAATCCACCTACAGTGACCGTTCCGTCCAGCTCGACGCGGGTATGACGGTCGAAATTGTCGTCCGCCAGGAACAGAGCGTTGCCGTACCAAACAGCCCCTTGCACTTTCTGAAGCGGCTCGGACATCGTGATCGTGCCGACGTGCGCGCCGGTTGCGGGGTCGAATTTATATAGCTGATCGGTTCCCGGCGAGAACACATAAGGCGCACCATAAAGGTAGCCATCGACCGGGCAGTAGGCGCCGGGCCCGCCGACCGGGCTCGCTACCCCTGACGTATCGAAAGTCTCGATGAAGGCGAGGGTTGACGCATCAAAAACCGCGATCTGCGAGGGCGACCCCACGGAAATGTAAAGCCGACCGTCGCCGCCAACGCACCCGCCGCCGACATCCGTTGCTGCGGTTCCTGTGTCGCCGGCAGGGTCAAGATTGCTTGCCAGCACGGTGTCAAGGGCGGCGTTATACCGTCGCAGCGCATTCGACCCGAGCACAACAAACTCGCCATTTGGGAGCGGGATAACGCCTTCATGGCCCGTGACCGTTACCGAAGACAAAAGTTCGAAGGTTTGCGGATAGCCCCACGCGCGCGCCTGGCTTTTGCCGGTGCGGTTGAAGATGTCCACGCCTGGGATAATCACGACATCATAATCGGACCAGACTGCGTTGCGACCATTCGTATCGACCGCTGGGAGCAGATTAAGGTTGCTGTCGCCATAGTGAATTCGAACGACCGTATCCGTCGCGGTCGCTACCGTCCGCTTGAAGTAGAGCAGACCATCGGAAGCCGCATGGTTGAACCAGACGAGGTCGAACGGAATGAGGGCGCCGCCGGTCGTCTTCACCCGAATATCGCCGCCGTCTTCCTTCACATGCGACCAGAAACCGGCCGGCATGTCGGAGAGGTCGACATACACGGGGAAATCCGTGAGATCCGACGAGACCTCGCCGGCCGCGATCGTCAGCTCTGCATAATAGGTCGAGCCGTCGGCCACCTCGAGCGTGAAGCTCGGCAGGTCGTCGGTATCGCTCACAGCATCCGTCACCCGCACCGACAGGCCGGTGAAGCTGCCAACCTCCGTCGGCGTCCCGGAAACGGCGCCAGTGGATGAATCTACGGAGATCCCCGCTGGCCAGTCGCCAACAAGCGAATAGCTATAGGGCGGCGTGCCATAGGATGCGGAAACCGTGAAGCCGGCATAGGACGAACCCTCCGTCGCGGTCAGGACGGGAGTGCCGGAGATCGTCAGCGCCGCAAGCACGATGGTGATCTCGTGCCCCTGCAGGCTTTCGAGCCCGTCGCGCTCGGACGTCACGCGCACGATCGCGCTCTCGACCAGCTGTGACGGGCTGCCGCCGTCGAAGAATGACGACAGCGGCACTTCGTAGCTCGTGCCCGTAATGCCGGAATGCACCGCGAGAATGTTGCGGTCGGCATCCATCACGGTGATTTTCGTCGTCTGGCCGTCCTCAGGCGTGACGTCGGCAGCACCCCAGGAAAGGATCTGACTGTCCTCGGTTAGCCTGTTGCGCTGGTCAAACATCGATTCTCTCTCCAATCCGATCGGGCCAGGTCTTCACCACACGCCTGGACACTGCGGTTCGATCGACGACAACCTCCTCGAGGAAGCCGCCGACAGTGCTGAAGCCGGCGCCCTGACGATGGTGGCGCATTGCCTCGAAATATGGCTGCGCGTGAGCTTCCGCGCTGAAGGCCGGGCGATCGGCGCCCGAACGCGCCTTCGCCAGAAACCCTCCGAGCTCTGCCGGCATCGGAACGCGCGGCCCTAGCACAAGGAAGCCGTTGGCGTCGTGCAGCATGCCGCTCGGCATGCGGTGTCCCGACCCGGCGAGATAGCGGATCTGCGGGGCCAAGGCGGCTTCTGACCATCCCGCCACGACCGCGAGATAGTCGCAATCGGCCTCGGCGATCGGCGCCAATACGTCGCTTTCGAACGTGGCGAAGTGCTGCGCCAGCGATGTCGCAAGGTCGTCAAAGCCGCGATGCATGGCGCGACCAGACATCCATTCCAGGAAGAGCCGCGAAAGGGGCTGTTGCCCCAGCACAACGAGAACCGCCGGCAGATCCTCCAACGCGAAGACCTTCGTACCGACGAACCCCAATGTGCCGTCATCTTCGGTCGATGCGGCATCGGAGATCACGTGCACCGCTGATTTTTCCGCGAAGGCAAGAAGAGCGCTCATCCGTTCAGCGCCGCCTTGAATGCGCCGGGTTGCGCCCGGACCGCATTGAGAATGGTCTTGACGCCGGCCTGCGTCGACATCGCCTGCGACAGGAAGGACTGCGCGTCGAAGGTGTTGACGATCTGCGTGCGCGCGTCGACGCTCGGAGCCACCGCCGCGGATACCGGAGGCGCGGAGCCACCGCCGATCCGCGGCATCACATAGCCGCCCTGCGCATAGCCGCTCATGCCGGCGTTGATTGCCTCGAGGAGAGCGCGGTTCTTTTTCGTCGCCTCGGCATTCACGACGAACTCGCGCCCGTGCACGACGCCGGCAGGCTTGTTCTTGGCGATGTTGCCGGTGTAGCCGCCCGAGGAGAAGCCCAGCAGACCGCCGAGCAAGCCACCACCAGCGGCGCCACCGGTGAAAATGCCGGCGAAAATCTGGTCGAGGGCGATGTCGAGAAGCCGGTCGGCGAGACGGCTGACCGCGTTGTAAAGCGCCTCCGTGGCGCTTTTGCCCTGCACCAGGTCGGAAATCAGCCCCTTGATCGAACTCTGGAAGGCATAGCCGATGTCGTCGTTAACGGCGGCAAGCTCTTCCTGCTTCTGGCGCAGACGCTCGGCCGCTTCCGTCGCCGTGTCGTAGGCGGCGACGGCGCCATAGCGGGCATTCGCTTCCGCCTCGACTGCGGCGCGGATCTCGTCGGTGATGGTGACGCCCTGACGCTGCAGTTCGTTCAGCGTCTCACGGATCACCCGCTCGCGTTCGCGCTCGGCATTGGAGGCGCCGAGCATCTGCGTCTCTGCGCTGATGCCGGCCGTTTCCTCGGAGAGCGCCGCCATGGTCTCACGGATCAGGTCGCGCTGCTCCGCCCGGATTTCGTTCTCGCGAGCCAGCACGGTATTGAGGCCGGCGCGATGCTCGGCATACCCGCGCACATCATCGACGGTGGCGCCGCCTCCTAGTATCTCCGGATTGGCCTTGATGGCACCGGCAGACAGCACCTCCGAAACCGGCGTGCCGGGTGCTGCCTTCAAGACGTTGATCGCGCCCTGCGGACCAAGGAAGTGCGCGAGTTGCAGCGCCGCTTCATTGACGGAGACCCCCGCCCTTTGAAGCAGAGCGGCATTCTCGCGCGCATAGGCCTCAATCAGCGTCCTCGACGTGTCGGCATCGGTGCGCAGCGCCAGGATCGTCTCGCGCGACATGTTCGCAGCGCGATCAGGGAAGTGCTCGCGGAACAGCCGTAGCCAGGTGGATTCGATGAACTGACCGAGACCGGTTGCAGAGGATCGCGGGTTGCGGGCATCAGTGTCGCCGCCGCTCTCGGCACCGACGACGCGATCAACGAAGCCGCCGATCGCGCCCTCGAACGTCTTGACGCCCTTCTCCGCTGCCAGTTCCGTTTCCGCCTGGATGCGCGCCGCTGCCTCCGACAGCGCGACGCCCGCCTCTTCTGCGGCCTTCAGAATCTGGTCGGTGCGCGTATCCAGTTCGCGCTGGAATTCCGTCCGGCTCGCTTCGGTCTGCCGCTCACGCAGGAAATCCTGACGCTTGCGATCCTCGACGTCGCGCTCGGACAGTTGGCGGAAGCCGGCCGCGCGTGGATCTCCTGCCTGTGCTCCGCCAAGCGATTGAAGGTCCGATGTCGTTGCCCGCACTTCCTCACCGATGGCGATAAGCTTGTCGAGCAGAGGGTTCAGCTTGTTTGCGAGGTTCGTAAACCCGGGATCGCTCGTGGCGAGCTTGTTCAGCGCCTCTTGCGCCTTCGCACCGCCGCCGGCTGTACCGTCGAGCGAATCCCGGAGGGTTTCGAGCGCTCTGACCTGTGCCTGGAACTCAGGATCATCCCCAAACTCGCCGCGAACGTCATTCAGGCGATCGAGCGCGCTTTGCGCAGCTTCCCGGACCTCGGCGGCCGTTTTCTTGTATTCGTCGATATCGCCCTTTACCTGCTGTGAAAGGCGGAATGTTTCGGTTTCGACAAACCTGTTGCCGCTCTTGGCGGCGGCCTCCCCAGCGCCATCGGCTGCACCCTTGACCCGCTTAAGCGCTTCGGCATAGCGATCGGCCTTTTGCGCCGCCGTCTCGGCCGAATTGCCCGCGTCATCGGCGCTTGTCGCGAAATACAGAGCCGCGGTCGCCGCCACGCCGATCGCCGCGCCGAGCGGTCCCGCGGCAGCACTGAGCCCACCAAGCAGCAGCCCGCCACGCGCCGCAACCTGAGCCGCACGCAGTTCCCGAACGAACTTTCCGAAAGCAAGTCCGGCTTCGCCGAGTTTCACGATCATGCCGGCGATCGAGCGTCCGAGAAGACCCGCGGCAAGAATACTCGCGAAGGCAACAGCCGCGTCAGCCGTCCCCTCGAAATTGTCGGCCAGCGCCTCGAGGCCCTTGATCAGCCGCTGCGAGGCGCCGAGGCCTTCATCGGTCTGGCCGATATAGCGCGTAAAGGCGTTCTGGATCTTCGTGAACGCCTGGTCGAAGGTCGTCGCCGCCTGCGAGGCCTGCGCCTTCAGTCCGGCCGAGCCGCGCAGGAAGGCTGCGAAGAATTCCTTGCTGGTGACGCTGCCGTCGATCACGAGCTGGCGCAGCTTCGAGACTGAGCCGCCGGCCTCCTCCATGCCTTCGGCGACCGCCTGCAGGATCGGCCGCGCGCCTTCATTGATGGAATTGAACTCCTCCGCCCTGACCACCGCGCCGCCGAGCGCCTGAGACAGCTGCAGCAGCGCGCCACTTGCCGACTGGGCATCGGTGCCCGCAACCTTCAGCGCGTCGCCGACGCCTTCGGTGAACTTGAACAGCTGCTCCTGGTCGGCGCCGAGTTCCTTGGCCGACTGCGAGAGCCGCGAGAACAGCGTGACGGTCGCGCCGAGATCGGCGCCCGCCCCTTGCGCGATGTTGAACAGTCGGTCGAGCGTGCCGGTCATCCGCTCGGCCGGCACGCCGGCGACCTTCAGCGCGTTGCCGGCCTTCGTCCAGGCATCGGCATACTGGATGACCTCACGCACGCTGAGCGCCGCGACGACGCCGCCGAGCGGCGCCACCAGCGACCGCGCCGCATTCTTGCCGATCACGTCGAGATTGCGATTGAGCTGCTTACCCCGCTTTTCGATGGCGTTAAACTCACGGCTGGAGACAGCGCGCGCCTTTGCCATTTCCTTTTCGAATTTGCGGATGTCGGCGGAGAGTTGGACATGCAGTCTTTCCAGATCGGTCGCCATCTTCATTGCTCCGTTGAATGATCGTCGGCTCGAAGGAGCCGTGCATAGAGATCAAGGATGCGCGCCAGTTCGCTGCGCCCGATGGTGCTTGCCGCGAGGAACGACGCGCGACCGAGCAACGAGCCGACGATATCGTCGTCGCGGACCCCGAGAGCCTGCATGGCAGCAATCAGGCGATCGACTGCGGCGTCAATGATCGGATTTGTCGGCGGGCGGCCTTCGGGCATGCGTCATTTCCCTGATTGGTTTCCCGGGGTGCGGCGACCGAACGAGGTCCCGGCGCGGAGGTCCGGCCGCCGCGATGATCAAACCGGCATGACGGGCAGGTCACCGGCTTGATCACTTTTCACGACACGAAAGGACGCGCGGCGCCACCGAACCCTGAAATGTTTCAGCACTGCGTCGAAGATCGCCCGCCATTCCTCTTGATTTGGCGGGCGGCCGACATGCTTGAAAAACACTGCGTTCGACGCTTTCAGCACCCTCTCGAAGAGGATGCACTCCTGCTCGATCAATCGCACACGGTCGACGTTCATGCCGCACCCATTTCGAATTCAGCTCTCGATGTCTGGAGACCGGACCAGGACGCCTTGAACTGCTCGTAGCTGATCGTGTTGGAAAGAAGCGCCTTGATCAGATCGCCGCTTGCCGTGGTTTCCTCGGCAGCGAAAACCTTTCGATCGCAGGGAATGCGATATCGGGGTTTCGGCAATGCATGCTTGGTGGCGCCCCCCTCCGGTTCTGCCGGCGGAGGCGCGGCTTCCTGCTGCGTGGGCGCGACGTTGAACGGATCGGGCTGGGAATCGCGTTTGGCAAGTGCGGCGAGACTAAAGTTCTGTTGCTGCAGATAAGGCGTATCGCCTCCATCGACAGGCGGGAGATCGAAGCGCCGGCGAGCCTCGTTCGGCGACTTGATCCCGGCGCCGACAGCTTCCTTCTCCGCAGTGACCATGGTCACAGTGTCCATGCGTAGGAGGTTATCGACGTCGAACTCTGTACCGATGTCTGGCCCCATCTCGAGACCTTCATCGAGGCAGATCTCGGCGGCCTCGATCAGGGACTGAAGGCACTGCGAATAGTATTCTATGTTCAGCGATTGAATGTTGCTGTTGCTCGGCATGACGCCGACGCCCGCCTTGTAGGGCGGCACATGGAAGACTGAGCAGACGACCTCGGACGTCCATTTCAGCTGCTCGATGAGCTGCGACTCCTCCGCCGTCAGCATCATCTGCTCATATTTGAGCCCGTCGCCGAGCACCGCAACCTTGCCGGAGTTCTCGCCGGTAAAACTGTTGTCCCAGTTTTCCTTGAGCCGCGCCGCCGTCTCGTTGCTGATCGCCCCTGGCGCCGTCAGCACGCCGCCCGGCTGCGAGCGGTTGCCGAAGAACCAGGCCGAATTGTTCTGGATCCGAAGGCCCTGCGTCGCTGCGACGCCGGCGGCGAAGATCGGCGAGACGCCGACCAGCGGATGGAACATGCAGTTCATCCGGTCGTGGATGATCTCGCGTGCCGGGACGATGACGTCTTGCGTCAGCCCCGCGACGTTGTCGGCCGAGAGCTCGTAGAAGACGCTGCCGTCGTCCGCGATCATCGGCGTCACCCGCGTCGGATCGAGCACGTAGAGCCTGTTTACGACGCCGCGGCTGTCGCGGCCTTTGAGCACGTAGGTGTTGCCGCGAATGAGCTTCGAAAGCATCCAGCCTTCCCAGAACTGAACCCGGTTCTGGATCGGGTTAGGGCGCCGCAACACCGGATCATAGGCGGCGTTCTTGAACTCGGCCCAAATTCCGTTCTCCTCACGGCGCATCAGCTTGACGCGCAGCTTCGAGATGTCGGAGGCGATCAGCGTCATGCAGGCATAGACCGCGTGATAGGAGAGCACCAGGTTGCGATCTACGACGACGTTCGTCTGCCATGCGCCAGGGAAGCTCTCGAACAGCCGGAACCAGCCCCCACGGTTTTCGGTAATGCTCGAGAGTGCCTTCGTTTCGATTGCCGACGGCTGGCGGCGCTTGATCAGCCCGCTAAGGATTGCCGGAAGTCTCATGCTTCACCTCTCGCCTCTATCTCTGTCGCGTGCCAGGTTGAAGAACGTTCGTCTCGCTGATCAGGTGGCGAAAGGTGCGTAATCGACGCCGTCGAGCACCGAAACGCTGCCGGATCTCTCAACGCTCCAGTTCATCGTCCTTTCCGCGAGGATGCCCATTGCGTTGGCTTGCCAAAGCGACACGACAGCGGCGCCAGCCCCCGTCGTTCCATCCTGCTGCAGTGCGCTGTCGAGCATTTCGATGGCCGGCTGCCGGCTCATCCTGATGGCTGCGCTGCCCTCGCCGACAGCAATTCCGCCCGCGTCGGCGAGTATGATCGTGTCTTCGGGAGCCGAGCGGCTGGTGATCGCCGGAATGCCGTAGATTTCGCCGCCGCGCGCGCCGATGTTCGGTCGATCGGCGCCGGCGAGGGAAACTGCCACGTCAGGCCGCATGACGAAGTAAGCCGTTTCCAGATCGCCGGAGAAATTGGCGATCATCGATTTGAGATCGGCTGTGGCATCGGAACCGGCCGTCTGAGCGACAACGCTATTCGTGATAGATGCGGGTTCCACGCCGTCGACGCCGGCATTGCCGGGATCGACAAAGCTCGTGTCGATCGCGGCGGCCGCGGCGCGCAGCATGTCGCGCCTGATCGCCAACTCGGCGGCTGGGTCGGCACTCTTCAGCAGCTCTTCCGTGACGACAGTGAGGGCGATGCATTTCAGGGGATGCAGGCTGTCGCGTGCGAAAATCATCTTCGACAGCGGCTTTGCCTGGCCCTCTCCCACCCAAAATCCCGTTGCGCCGGAGACGATGCTAAGAATCGGCGTCAGCAGCGGAACCTGTCGAAGCCCGGCCATGCGGCCAACGATCGACATCTGTGCGACCTGGTCGAAGAATTCCGTCGCCGCGTCCTCGAATCCTTCCCCCAGGCCGGCCGAAGTGGCGGCGCCGACGGCCGCGCGCAGGATCCGCGCCGGCGCGCTGGTTTCGCCCCACCTGTTGGCGGCGACCATTGCGGCCCCGGACGGACTTTCGCCGATCGACTTTGCGATCGCCAGACGGACGAAGCTCATGCCGCGCGGAGCGGCGGACAATGCACCCGACATCTTCACCTCCTGTCGTTTGTTCCTTGATGGTGGTCGACAACGGAGGCGCCCGGTAGTTCGTTTCGGTACGTTTGGAGCGGAAAAAAACGCCAGAAATCGACATAAAACGTACCGAAACGAACTTGACAGAAAGGCTGGCGCTTATTCGTCTACGATTCGCGCCAGGTCACTTAGGCGATACATGACGCGGCTTCCGGACCTGACGAAAGGGATCGGATTGTCGGTCAGTCGGCGATTTCTCAGTGTCAGCTTGGAACGCCCCAGCAAACGCGCCGCATCCGCTTCAGAGACGGTATCGTCGACGCCTATGGGGATGGCGAGATCGATACAGGCCTGCCGCAGCAAACCAGCTGCCCCGATCTGCGGCTCGTACCGCGTGGGAGCTGCCAGCTCGTCGCGCAGCTCGAGGAGAGCCGCCAGATGCCGTCGCGTTTCTGAGATCTCATGGTCGAGCCGATTGAGAGCAGTGGTCATGCCCACCCTCCTTTGCCGTCGAAGAGGTCCTTAGGCCCTTCGGCGCCCTCGGCCTTGCCCCTCCGGCGCCACGTCGCCTGGCTGCAGCTCTTCGAGCAGAACAGCCGCATCCGGCCGGCGGCGACGGAGCGATCGGGCAGCGCACGACCGCAGCGCTGGCAGCCCACCACAGCCACAGGCGGCTCGACGCGAGCAGCGCGGTTCCATTCTCGGCTCTGCGCAGATCGGTGCGCCAGGCGGCACGGATCGCAGCAAAACTTGAACGGTCTGCCCGCGCGCCGAGTTGCCTCGAAGGTCGCGCCGCACTCAGCGCAAGCGGCGACAACCGCCGGCGAGAGGGGATTTTCGGCGGGAACTGACGGAACCGGATCGGCGGTTAAAAAATGATCGGAAAACAGGTCGGTTTGCCCAGCATATAGTAGGGGTGACAGTCGCAACTCTTTGTTTTTGTTTTCATTATTTGTCATTGGCTTTCCGCTCTTGCCGGCCAGCAGGCTCCAAAAACGCACCGCTCAGAAAAAAAAAAGTCTGAATGTGAGGGGCGCGGGTCTAGGAAAAACGGCCTTCATCGACTTACCCTCCCCCCCCCACCCTCAGTTCTTCCGGCCGACGGCGGCCGCATTGAGCAGCAAGCGATGACCCAGCCGCTCCATCAGCACGCGCAGTCCGCCACCTCGGCGGCGCATCTCCGCGACGGTCGCGGCTTCGATCAGGACGTCGGTCATGTGTTCAATCGCCTCGCTGTGGGCATGCCAGCCGAGCGAGCGCAAATCGGCATCCCACCGCTGCAATGCTCGCTCCCTGGCCGCTTCCCTGTGAGACGGAGAAAGCACAACCGCAGGTCGTTCTGATTGAGATGAAGATGGTTGCTGCACACACCCTCTCAAGAGCCCATTGCGGCCTTCAGGCTCGCTCTTTCGCAGCCGCTTTTCCGGGTCCGTCGAGCTAGCCGGATCCGCGTCTCCACTTGCTCCGAACGGCGCTATGGGTTCTTTCAATGGGTTCCTTCTATGGGTTTGTCGGACATTTTTGCCCGGGGTAACCGGACATTTTTGCCCGGTATCTGCGGACATTTTTGTCCGGTCTCCGCCGTCGTCTTCCGGCTCGTTTCCGGAGCGCATCGCCCTTTCCCATTGGTCGATGATGGCGCGAAACGACGGCCATAATGGCTCATAGCTCGAGCGACCCGATTTCCCGCCGTGACTGACTTTCCTGAACAGACCTCGCGCGCAAAGCTCATTCGTGGCGCGACGCACCGTCTTCTCGTCGATGTCAAGCAGCGTAGCCAGGCGCCCGATGCTGGGATCGCATTGACCGGTCCTCTTGTTGAAATGGTCTATGATCGCAAAGCCGACGCGACGATCGGCTGCCGAAAGTCCAGGCGCGGCATGCAGCGCCTTATACGCAAAGAGGATGTCGTTAACGGAAGGCAGCGCCACAGGCGGTTACCTTCCATATTTCAACTGATGAGCTAGCTTGGAAGCTTCGATCGCCTCAAGGATCGTGAAGCCAAATCGGGTACGCAGAAGGGGAATGATCGGCCCCTTTATGTCGGCCCCTTGAGCAGCCAACCACATCGCGGCGACCTTCACCGTGCCCTCTTGCTCGCCCAAGTTATACCCAAGAAACGCGGGATCAGAACCGGAACAGGTGTTGGATTTTACGATCTTCGACGACAAGAAAGCCCGCGTTTCTGGCGCGGCTACCGTGTTGACATCGTAGGGGTCACAAGTTCGATCCTTGTCACGCCCACCATCCAAGTTTCTGATTTGAAAGGCCTTTCGGGAAATCGGGAGGCCTTTTTACGTAGTGCTCCTTGGGGTCACTGAACCTTGCGGAGGCTGCCCGAGCGCCTTCCGTTGTTTTGCCGCGACTGCGCCCGGTGGAGGAGCACATTGGCGAGCACCTACCTGTCCGCGGTTGACCGTGTGAAGCATCCGTGACGCCTTCCAACGGCCGATCGGACGACCGCCCTCCGGTTCAGCGCTTCCCCAGCCTCCGCAGGTGTCTTTTGTAGATTCCCGAAAACCTCTTCGGTTTTCCTCCAGCGGGTCTGGTCGCCTGTTCGACCAGGTGAGAAAATTCCGGATACTCCGTTTTCAGCCGCCTTATCTGACGACCCTGTTGGGAGACGGGTACGAGTTCGACAATCGATCGGTACTTGATAAGGAAAGGTAGAAGGTCGCCTCCATTCATAGGTATTTGCCCGACGGCGGACGACATCGTCGGCGCGGACTCTTGCCGCCGAATACCGAGTTCTGCCCATGTCTTCACGACCGGCATCCACACTGCGGAGCTTGTGGGGATTTCTTCGCCGGGGTAGCAGGCACCCTCCCTGACTTCCCCGTGCCTTAGAAGCCATTTTAGAGATGTGCCGGGCTGCAGCGTGACGGAAAGACGCCACCCCGAGATAAGGCCGGGATTCTGTTTTGCGAGTTCCTGCATACTCGACAT